TGCGGCCAAAACCGGATAGGTCGTGTAAAACCCGTAATCCGTCCCCGTGGCTCCGGGAATCGCAACCGGATTCTCGAAGTCGCACGACCAGGCTGCCTTGTCGAGGCGAGCGACAAAGTCGTCTTCGTTCACCGTGGTGTACCCGACCGAGTAGTTCTGCCACTGGGGATAGTCCGATGACGAGAAACCGGCACACCCCAAGGGAAACCCCGAGGGATCGCCGCCCTGATGGGCGCCGTCCGGGTCAGTGTTATCGCGGCAGATCCAATACTTGACTCCGTAGATCGGGGCGTCGTCGGCCGCCTCCGAGCCGGTCGGTTCCTCCCAGTACCACCCCTCGAACTTCTTCGCGTAATCGACAAAGCAATCCGTCCGGCGACCCTTGACAATATTGACCAGATCGTCCGGGCGACTATTCAGTATGGGCTCCCGTTCGTCGAAGGCGTAGAAGTTCAGGGTGTGTCGCCACGGCACTCGCCCCGTTTTGAACAGGTCCGCCTGGCTCACATCTGTCTCGGCGAACAGACTTGTGGTCCGCGCGGATTCGTTCGACCCGACCATGACGTTGAAGGACAGTTGTTCACCGCCCTTCTCCCGGCGGCCCTTCCCTTTGAAAAGCTGGCGCATTGCCGGGTATCTCTGTAATTCGGTGGTCAGCAGAGTGTACGTGTTCCGCTCCTCCGCATCTTTGACCATCGACACAATATCGGCTATTTGTTCAGCCTGAAGTCCCATTGGTTATCCTCCTTTTTCAGACGCCGCTCATCTGAACGCCCTGCTTTTTCAAGTAGGCGCTCACATCCGAGACAAGCTGCTTATCGACTTCTTCCTGGGTCCGCGGCTTCAGAGGTGGTCCGCCTCTGGATTTTGCCGCAGAAAGGAATTTGCCTTCAGCGTCTCGCAAACGATCGATCGTCTGTCGTTGAGCTTGCTTAAACACTTCCTTCGGAAACATCGCGGCCAAGGCGCGTTGGGCCAACCGTGGATCGCACTCGTTGGGGTCCGCATTACACGCCAAACACACCGCGCTATAGGCCCGATACAGCGTATCGCGGTTGACCTGCTTGTCCTCGGGCACCGAATGGCCCTTGCCGAACAGGTTGTCGTGGCCCAATTCGTCGATCAGGCCGTCGAACCGCCTGTCGAACGCCCTCTGCCGCTCCTGAATGAGTTCGTTGAGCCTGGCTTCCAGCGCATCGATCCGCCGTTGATGGTAGGCGTCTCGCTTCGTCAGATTTTCGTGAGCGTCCTCGTCCCAGAGATCCTTATCGTAGGCTTCCTGGTCCAGGGGGGGCGCGTTCTTCCGGTCGTCCTTGGGCGGCGGCGGTGTCGAGTCCGTCAACTCTCGCCGCTCCTTCGGCGCGTCTTTGGTTTTCTCCCCGGTCTGCGCCTGGACGTAATCGATCATCCGTCGATCGAACGCCGCTATCGCCTCGTCCAAATCACCGGCCTGGTGAAGTCGTTCGGCCAACTCCTTTGAGATGCCGGCTTCTTCCGCACGCGCCTGGAGTTCCGGGCTTAGCTGGGCTTCGCCCGACTGGGCCGCGCCCTGATCCTCGGATTTCTCGTCTCCCGACGGTTCCTTCTTCTTCTCGCCGTCGTCGCCCTTATCGGCGGTGTCGGCGGATTCCTTGCTCTGCTCGGAATCGGGCTTCGCCCGACTGGGCGTGCTCGTATCGAGCTTCGCCCCATCGAGCATTCTCGTCACGTCCGCGACCAGTGCGTCATGCGCCTTTTCTTCGGCCAGTACCGGATCATCGTGGACGATTACCGCATCGTCTTCGGGTTTCGTGACGGTTGTGTTCTCATCGCTCATGTCTGGGCTCCTAGATTTCGTCTCCATACCCGCCGTCGAAGTTCACCAGCCGGGGCTCGCCTCGATCGGCACGGCGACGGTTAAGTTCCTGCATGTATCGTTTCTTCTCGCCGCGGCTGCCCTCGAACATCCCGTCGGAACCGAAGGGCGCCCCGCAGCCCATTTCCTCGGCGGCTCGGTTGGCTTCGGCAATCTGGCGTTTTCCGACTCTCAGGGCGCGGCTTTTGTCTCTCCGCGTTCCGACAACGGCCGGCGCGGCAATCGCCCGCCTGGTTCCGCGCTTCTTACGACTCATTTCCCGCTCCCATCATCTGGAGTGCCTGCATGGCGTTTCCCGAGCGAGTTGGACCCGGGGCACTGCGACGCACGTAGTTTCGCGTCGTCGTCGGAGATTGCCTGGCCTCGCCTGTCATCCGCTGTTCCTCCGGCGATACCGGCCGCAGGAGCCCCCTGACCTCCGGCAAGTCCAGGTATTGGGCCGCAAGCTCCAGGAGCCTGCTCATATCCGGCGTCCGGTCGATCACTCCCGTCTGCACCCCGGGCATAATCAATCGCTCCCAAATGGTCAGCAGCGTCTCGAATCGCTGTTCCGGCGAGCGATAGATACCGCTGTAGGGTTCGATCTCCAGGAGAAACGAATTGAAGTTGCCCGGCAGCGCCGCCGCCTTGGTGGCGCTGAATTCCTGGGGAATCGGGATATTCGTGCCCTCGACCCGCCCAACGATCGGAACCGGCTCGATCTGTTCGTGGTACAGATACCACCGAATGGCCTCGAATACTTCTCGCTGGAAGTCTGCGGTATCCACTTCGTGAAGCTGTATCTTGCCCCCGGCCCTTGCACTGACCATCTGCTCCTGGGTAGCAGTCGGCGTCTGCGCCCCCAGCCCCGCAAGCACGTCCGTATTCCCGCCAATGATCGACGCCAATTCCCGCGTCTGAAGGAGCATCCCGAGAAGCGACTGGTCGGGGCCGTTGTAATTGAACTCCTTGACTGCCGCCGGGTCGCGCATCTGTATGATCTGCCGACTCGAAGCGTCCCTGATAGCCTCCGCGTCCCCCTCGTGGCCCGGCTTGAATCCCAGGACGGTCTTCGCCTCCCGGGTCTGATCGATGAGCTTCCGAAAGGTGGAATTCAGCGAATCGTGGACCAGCGCCAAGTCGGCTTGAACGCTGACGGGAATCGCCTGGTCCGGGAGTTCGCGGTAGTACAGGAACAGATACGGCCCTCCGGGGCGACTGCTCCACTGCGTGACGCGCGCAATTTCGCCGGTGCCGTTGACGGGCGTGGTGACGATCACGTTCTCGCCGGGAACCCATAGGTCCCAGAGCCAATACTTGTCCCTGAAGTCGTATTGCCCTTCGCCGTCCGTTCCCCGGCTGATTGCACCGGCCATTTCATGGCCCTGCTCGTCGGTCCACCGCTTTTCCTCGGCCACCAGGTCGCTCGGGGAAACGCCGGGAAGATAATGCTCGACGTCGTCCTTTGCCACCCAGTAGGCGTGCCCGCAGAATTCCCGCTCCTCCATTGTGTCCGCCTGGCAATCGTGAACCCACGCCTCCAGGGAAATGACCTCTAACTCCATCCGCCCTATGCCGATCTCGCCTTCTTCGTCCAACTCGGGCGCGATTTCCCGTATCGGAACATACCTCCCCGGCACCATCCCGATCCGGCAGATGCCGATGCCGTAAATGGCGTCCTGGACCAACCGGCGAAATTTCCTTTTCAGGTTCAACCGCCGGGCCATCGCATTGACGGCAAGAGTCTGTTCGTAGGCCGCGGCTTCCATCCCTGCTCCACCGGGAAGCACTAGTGCCTTCGGATCGCCACCGGCCAAATGCTGAACCAACACCTGCTCCTGCAACGCCATCTGATTCAGCGGCGTCGCGTCCTCGCCCGGAAACCACTCGCTCCCCGCGGCCCGATGGAGCAGGCGACGGCGCGAATCACGAACGTCATCCAGTTTCTTCCTGGAATGCTCCACCATGTCCATTAGGTGGCGGCGGTCGTCTTTGTGGTTGAGGTTCATGGGGATTCTTCCAGGAAGAACAGCACCCGGTCGGTCACGGTGTATACGTGACGCCTTAGTTGCGTGTTGGCCAGATACTCGTCCCTCTTGCCAATCGGCACCAGTACAGCGTCAAGCCGCCGGCCTCGCAATTTGAACGCCGCTTCGTCGAAGTTCGACGGATTGATAGTTTGTGTGTCGTTGAGGTTCATGGCGTTTTGTATGAAAGATCGGGCGCCAAGAAAACAAAAAGCCCATGCGGGTCATGCGGCCCCGCATGGGCTTCGTTCCCTTGGCGTCACGGTCGGCGACTGGCCGGTCGCTTTCCCGCTAGCCCGATCTGGTCTTGGGTTACTCGGGTTTTACCTCCGAATCAGATCCCGCGAAGTTCGCTATTCGCTCTCCGAGGATGCGGCTGTATTCAAGCATGGTAAAATACTGCCGATCCAAGCGACACTGCTCTGGGAGCGGAAGGTCTCGAAATGAATCCCCGCTGCGAAACGCCTTGAGTTTCGCCCGCTTCTTATCCAGGTCCGCCTTCTCCTGGACTACCCTTTCTTGGTAAGGTAGCATCACATTTCCTTTGCTTGCCTTTGCCTAGTTGAAGACGTAGGGATTGTCAGCCTTTCGTTCCATTGCCTTCCGCATGTCCCGCCGCCCCGCCACCGATAGAAGCGAGCGCAGCCGAACTACTTCCGTAACCATCTTCGGCTGATCGTCCATCACCTTGACTGCCAGAGCGTCCGCGATCACCCGGTCCCCGTGTTGGTCCCTCGCGCCGCTCGGGTCTTCGTTATCGTTGAGAGATGAATGTTCAACCCAATTGTTGCCGAGAAACAAATACTCCAATGTCTCCAGAAGCGCTTGCTCCGATCGGTTGCAGACCACTCGGTCCGCCAAGGCACCGCGGTATTGCGAGAGAAGCTGGTACTTGTTGTCTCGCGTCGGTGCCCAGCCCGCCTTGGCTCCCGCCTCTCCCGTCTCCGAATCCTTCGCCCGGCTGTAATACCGACCGTACCCCCACTCAATCACGGCATCCCCAAAGGCGCGGCCACTTCCGTTGGTCTCCCATATCATATACGCATCCCAGAACCATTTGCAAGTGGCAATTGCAAGTTTTGCCAGCCGCTCGGGCTTGATGTTGGGATCGACGTACTGCCCCACCTTCTCCCACGACTTCGCATCCCAGATCGCCAACACGCTATTGCTCGCCCCAGTGCCAGCCGCCGCGTCCACCCCCACGACGTAGGGGCGGACCGGCGGGGCGTGGCGAATCAATTCGCACCACAACTCCAAGGACCCGCGCGAATGTTCCCGAAACCTCAAGGGCTCCAGCGTTTCCTGGTCGAATTCCAGGTCCCCGGTATATTTCGCAGCGGTACAGTACGTCTCGATCAAACTCCGAATGTCCCCCGTGTCGAAGAATTGATAGCCCGCCCCCCCGTAGTCGATCTCAAGCTCTTGGGCGATCTCCGCCTTCGTCGTCGCACGGGAACACTGGATGTCGAACCAAGGACTCCGGGTGGAATAATCCGTCCAAAAACCACGCTTCTTGAGCGACGCGATGAGATCGGCATTGGTAGTCAGGTAGGCGTCCAATTCGCTCTTCTTCGTGCCCTTGGCCGGACGCGGCCTTCCTTCCTTGTCGAGCTTGTACAGCCCCACCGAATACTCCGGGTGGTCGGGCCAATAAAACCTCAACGGCCGTACTTGTCTCGGATTCTGCCGCGAAACCTGCACGATCCGATAATGGGCGTTGCCCGTGCCCTTCGGCGTCGAATTGAACCACCGGGTCCCCGTAGCGCTGCGGGTGGACTTCAAAATGCCCGTGCCCACCTCGCATGATCCGAACTCGTCGTGCAATACCGCCGTGAACGTACCTCCCCGCCCCGAGTCTTCCGTCGTCGCTTCCCCGACGATCGTATTGCCGTTGACCGGGTTGACGATCCGCTTGACCAGCCGGTGCTTCTTCCGGGCCCAGCCGACCGGCATCAACCACGCCGGAAGATTCGCGTGAATGTAGTCCAGCTTCCAAAACAGACACTTCGGCTCATTCGACTTATCCACCCACTCGTCGGACCGGGACAAGAGTAGGAAATTCTGATCTCGCCGAAACAGCCAACAGTATTGAATCACCAAGGCGAACAGCCAACTCGCGCCCATCTGCCGACTCTTTTCCACCGACACGTCGAAACTCTCCTCCAGCGAATCGAAAATAACGTCCAGACCCTTGTCCTGAAACGGGTAGGTGACGAACGGCAATTTCTTTCTGGACAACGGACGCAGGAAGTTGACCGTCCAAACGAACGTGTTGAAGTAGAAAAACGGGTCTGCCCGACACGCGGCCCGCATCATGCCCGCCAATTCCGGCTCGACCGTCACCCTCCGCGCGATCTCCCGACGGAACAGCAGATTCGACACCGGCCCCTTCGGAACCATGGCGTAGAACTGCGTTGCGTGCCTGGGGAATTTCACGTCGGCTGCGGTCTTCTCGCTGTACAAGCGAATCCCACCAAATTTCAATCAGCCGATGCTGTCCGACTCGTTGGCTGCGCTGCACGAGAAGTCGATGCGGCTCGCCGTTCGATGGCACTATCTCGTCAGCTATCGCGAATACCTCGGCTTCGGTCATTGGCTCAATATCAATTCTCCGTCGGCTCAAGTAATCGGCCCAACTGCTCCGCAAACCCCGCTTCTGTCTCCAGCAGACTCGCTCCGACCTCGCGGACCGCCTCCTGAATCTCCTTTTCGATTTGCGAAAACTGGTATTGACTGTCCTGGAGATATACGTTATCACCCTCCCCGGCCGGCGATTCCACCCGCAGCACCACCTTCTCGAATTCCCGCCGATTGGCAACGGCGCTTTGATACCAAAACAACGCCCCCTTGCTCGGAAACTTCACCGGCGGGTCTTCCCCATTCTGTACCCGCGCGGCCCATTCCTTCGCCCACCGAACGTCCTCGGCCAGCGTCATGTCGGCGTCGCCAACCTCCTCCGCCTTCATTACGCCCGGCGGCCGGTAGTTCGGACTGACGGCCTTCATCTCGTCGGGCGTCAGCGGGACGTGCTTCCCCATTACCACTTGCATTGACTGGCGCCGCTTCCAATCCATCCACCGCTCGCCAATTCGCAACTCGATATAGGCCCGATCCTTCGCCTCCTTCGGCGTCAAGCCCTCCCCCTTGTATTTCTCCCGAAGATCGATGTACTCCCGTCGCTCTTGCGGCCCAAGATCAGTGACCTGCTTGGTCGCCCAATTGCTGCTCGGTATCTTGTTGATCCGCTTGGCCATTAGATCACCTGAAGTAACTGCCGACCGCTCCACTCCGTGTATGCCAGTCGAATGGCCTCGAAGCCCGCCCGATGATAACCCATAGCAGCGCCGCCGGCACCGCAGAACAGACCGAGAAAGCGAGGTTTTGGACTAGCAATCATCGGGCTCTGCCTCCGAGCCGGTAAGCCCCAGCAGTTCGCCAAATGAATCCAGGAATTGCCTGCGTTTTTCAGCAACCCATTCCGCAAGCAATTGGGCTTCGTCTTCGACCCTTTCGAGCAAGCGAGTATCACCTGGGGACATCGGATTCCACCTTTCGTCTCGGATTCTACTTCATCGGCCAATTCGTACTACCCTACCTTCGCAGAAAACCCCACACAAGTCAAGCGCGCGCACGCGGAATCCAGGATTTGTACGCCCTGCGAACGGGGGGAGCGTGGAGTGGGGGGCAAAAATTTGGTATCAGTGAGAAGGGGACGACTATACGTACCACATGAGCGACCCCGGGGGGGCCGGGCAAGATCCTGAGCCGCACCGCCGTTTGAGCGTTTCAGACGGTCGCTGGCCGAATCCAGCCCGACATTTTTTAATTCCTTACGCTGCCTGGAGTTACGCCGAATAACAGCCTGCCTTACGCCTCTCGCTCCCTATTCGTCTCAATCAGCACGGCTACGGGGCTCTCTCGATGTGGTGTTTTGAGCGCAAACGATGGCCAGAATTCACGCGAATTGGTGTTTAGCCCGAGCGATTACTGCAACCTCCCGCAGTCATGCGGTTGACGATTCGGGCGAATACCGCCGTCCAGAGAGCCTTAGTGCGAACCGAATCCCGAATTGTTGTTTTTTAGGTCAAACGACAATAGCCGTGCTGTTCGACTTCCCCCGCCCACCACCCAAGCCCGACTTCCCCCTAGGTGTATTCACACTACTGACGCGCTCCTACCTACGGGTGGCTCGCATCGGCAAAACGGCAACGCACCGCCGTTTTGAAACGCCTCCGAACCGCACCTAACCCATTGCGAGCCCATGGGTTACACCGAAAGCCCGTCTAGTTCGCGTAGGGGGGCCGCATTCCATTAGTGGGGATGGCGGTGGCAGTCGACTACACGCGAGAACGGCAGAGATGGACGAGGAGACGGCCCCCCTTCACTTTTCGCGCTGAAGTCTGGTGTGCGGCGTCGCCTGGGGCGGCAGCCGCGGCGCCGAGCGGAGCGCTGGAGTGGTGGTGTCTTGAGTGAATTCGCGCCGAGTGTGGCGACACCGGCGCAATGTGGCGCTGCCCTGTTCTCTCCTGCGCTTGCGGCCGAATCGCCGTGGCTTCCAGGAAGATCGCCCGAATCCACTGGCGGATGGTGGTGCCCAGGCGGCGCTTGCGATGGAATCGCTCGAATCCATTCGGCGTCGTTGCAGCTGACGTTGGGATTTTTTTGGGAATTTTCCCGAATTCGTTGTTTTTCCTCTTGCAAAATTGTCGAATAGGTGTAAAATAGCAGAAACACGGCAAGGTGACAGCCATGCTCAAACACACACATTCAGCCTCGTCCGATCCATTCTCAGGCTGTCACCAGGGGTCGGGCGGGGCTCTTTCGTGAAACCAGGCAATCCCATGAAAGCCGCAGAATTCCACGCAACTAGAATTAGTGACCACGTCTTCGCCTGCGTCGGCACTAGTCCGCACGTAGCTCTCGTGCTCGCAAAAGACTCCAAGCGACGAAAGTTCTTGCTTCTGTTTGAACTCGCTACCGGAGAAAAGCGACGGGAATGGCGATCCGCCTTGCGGTGCGAACCACGTAGCCGCTTCGCGAATCTCGGTCCCGTGTGTCCTTGCTGCTACGGGAAGGGCTGCACAACGAAGCCCTGTCCCCGCTGTGGCAAACAGGTATAGCGACTAACGAACCCCCCCCTAAACAAGAGGCGAAAGGAAAAGAGTGATGCAAGAAACACAGTTAGCGAAAATTCTGGAACAGCACAAAATGTGGTTAGGCAATCGCGACACAGGTAAACGTGCGGACCTCCGCAGTCTCAGCCTCCGGGGCGCCGATTTACGCAGCGCGCGCCTCCACCAGGCTTACCTTTTCAATATCGACCTTTCCGCAGCGGACCTCTCCGGAGCCGACCTCTCCGGCGCGAGTCTCCGGTATTCCGCTTTTCACGGCGCCGATCTTCACGAAGCCGACCTCTCAAATTCCGACCTCCGCGGCGCTGACCTTCGCAACGCGAGCCTGCACGAGGCGAGTCTCCGTGGGGCCAGCCTGTGCAATATCAGTTTGTACAACGCGAACCTTCGCGGTGCCGACCTTTCTGGCGCCGATCTTCGCGATTCCGGTCTTCGAGGCGCCGACTTTCGCAACGCCGACCTCTCGAATTCTGATCTCCGCGGCGCTGACCTCCATAGCGCTGATCTCCGCGGCGCTGATCTCACGGGCGCGGATTACTCCGCGGCAGTGTTGCTAGATGCGAATCTCGATGGAGCGAAGATCACATTCCGGGGCAAGAGCGTTACTATCCGGTTTGAGGACGCGGCCTAAACGACCGTCTAGAATTCCGAGATTCCCCGCAAGCCACAGCTTTCTAGAATGAGGCAAGACAATGACTAAGTCGATTCTTCACCGAATTCCCGGTGGGTGGTTCGGGAATGAACCCGGATTTCACCCCCAATGCCCGAAGCTAGGAAATGTAACTGTCGATTCCGCGCGTATCATTGAAGCAGTTGACTGGCTGCGACGGCGCGCTCGAATCATAGAAGCATCCCCGCATGACACCGACGGAATTTTGCTGAAGTACACAGTCAAATAACACAGAAACGCCTAACCAGAAATGAGGTGAGACAATGCGACATGTAACTAACTGGCGAATCGATGCAAGACACACTGCAAGCCTCAAGGCGAAGGCTTACATCCGCAAGTGTGGCAGCTGCTGTACCGTGCGCTCCACATCCCCGAATCAAGCGATCCGATTGATCGCCCGATGGAGCGGCTGCCCGGTGGCGGAATTCGTCGTAATCGGTTGTGCCTAACGAAAACCCCCAAGCAAGAGGTGAAAGGAAAGCCGATGACCCAGCACGTAATACCAGCAAACGGCGTGAAACCGGCAAAGTCTCCACGGTATCATCGTGGCAGCGAAACCGACGCCTGGTCGGCGGCTGTTCGCTGCGCCGCGTTTCACCACGCGACGGTATACGTGTACGCCACGTATGCCGGAATGCAGATAACCTTGACGAAACCTGCCTTGCCACCCGGCCAAACACTGAGTGCAATTGACGCCACGCTGCAAGGCGAGCATTACCACGTCACCAGAACTGTCAAAAACCACTCGCCGACCGGGTAAGTCGGACACACACGAAATGAGGGTGACGAAATGAACGATTTTACGACGCCCGTGGTCATCGCCGCTGACACGTATGACTGCGTGCGTTTGCGCCCCCGCCGTCTTTTCTGGACTGGAGAAACCTGGAGTGAAGAGTATGCCGACGCCCACCAATACCGTAACATAGGCGCCGCGCAGAGAGACGCCAAGAAGAACTTTGCGCCGCAGGATACGTTTGCTCTTTTTTCCTTCGGCGAATCCGACATGCACACCCTACCGCTAGATTGGTAATCGCCGCACACCCCACGGAAAGGGTATTCCATGAAACGCCAACCACTTACCCCCGAACTCGCACTGGCCGCCGCTAAGGATGTCGGCAACGAATCCATGCGAAAAGCTGGCAGGACAACGTGGGATCGTGATGATTGGTATGCGGCTAGCCGAGAATTTAACCGGCGGTGGCCGCGCCATTTTGATGTATTGGACTGCACTAACCCCAGACAGAAAGGTGAGAACGTGAAGAAAATCACTATCACAATCCGAACCGAAAACGCCGCGTTCCACGACCACGATGGCGTACCGAATCCCGGCCCGGAAATCGGGCGAATCCTGCACGGCCTGGCGCATCGCGCGATTGAGGGCATGGAGGACGCCCCCTTTACCCTGAGAATCTACGACATCAACGGCAACCCCGTGGGCAGAATCAAGGCGAAATGAGCCCCACTCTTCCGCAAACTAGAGTAGTAAAGGAATCCGAAATGCGTTACCTGTTTCTCTTGCTGTTGCTGATCGGCTGCAAAGGTCGATCCGACAAACCGTGGCTCACGCCAACGCAACGAGCCGCCGACCAACAGAAGACCTTCCTCTCCCGTGAGGTCTTCTATAATACTAGTCCAGAATCGGACGCCGAGTTGGATGCTCGCCTTCAGTGGGAAGCCGTCCATCCTGCCCGCCACCCATTGGGTCAGGGTTTTGAGGCCCTACACAATCCGTACAGGGAGCAAAGGCAATGAAAGCGATGAGGGACTATCAAATCCGGGTAATTATCCGGGCTAACGGCAATGGATTGGGCAATGAGCTCGAACACAAGTACGCGCTTGCAGTCCGGGCCTTCAGTGACCTCGATGCTCACCGAGCGGCCTTGGAACACGCCTGGCAAAGAGGCTGGCTGGTCTCTCGATTCGTCTCTGTGCAACCCCAGCCAAGGAAACAAACATGACTCTGGACTCGGGACACGACTCCTGCAACCCGAGGAGAATGACATGCAAACGGACCTCAACTACCTTTACTGCAAATTGTCTATCTACCGAGCGAACGGTCCCGCGTTGGACATGCAGCCGTGGAATACCTCCAATGACGAATTCCGTCACTTCGTGAAAGCCAAGGGGCTGCCCGATTCGAGCGTGGAATTCCACCGGCAAGTGGA